ATTGGTGCCCCACGACAGAATCGAACTGCCATCACAGGATTACAAAACCAGTGTACTACCATTGTACTAGTAGGGCGAAAATTTGGCTCCCCAGCGTGGGCTCGAACCACGGACAACTTGATTAACAGTCAAGTGCAACTACCAACTGTGCTACTGGGGAATATGTCTTTATTTAATATGAATTATACACTAGGTTGAATTTGTTGTCAACCTAGTTTAGTAGAATTCTACTGTGCTTTGGAACACCTGCTAACAAGTAATCCATTTGGTCAGCTAGAATGTTACGATGTTGTAAAATCATATTTTCGTAATGATTAGGTACATAAGGGGTGTACAGAAGTTCCATGCGGGCTTCTTTCAATGTCTTATGACCTTTCTTACTGTTACATTCTTTACAAGCAGTAACAACATTCATCCAAGTGTTTTCGCCACCTAAAAATTTAGGGACAATATGGTCCCTGCTTAAGTGATGATAGTTAGCGTGGTGTTTACCACAGTACGCACACACTTGCCGGTCCCGACCAAACAATGTTCTGTTAGTTAATGCTACATTAGCATGTTTGTAAGGGTTGAATCCGTGACCTTTCACAGCGATAATACTAGAAGTTTCAATATAACTTTGGTCACCAGTGTTTTGAAAACCCCCACGATACTTAGCCACAATTTCACCCATGCTCCATGCTACCGCATCTTTAGCGTGGTATGTAATTGCGTCATCGTGCGAGATCCATTGTCTTGGAACTCCTGAAATATCTAGTGCTAGAACAGCCATGTTGTACTCCTTTTCTGCTATTGTCACTATAACTATTTACTCTTTGCTTGGTGAGCCCTGCAAGAATCGAACTTGCATCTCAAGTATCGGAAACTTGTATGCTATCCATTGCACTAAGGACTCATATGTAACTATAACACACTATTGAATAGTTGTCAACCAAAACAAAACCCGACTAGCGGGTTTTTGTGAGAGTGTGTATTTGGTGAAGTTTTACTTCCTGTCAAATGCCCAGGCCAAAACTCCAATTGCAACCAATCCAACTAAGCCTTGGCTACCAAGTGCTGTGATGAATTTGATTACATTAGCAAGAATATCCAATCCGATGAATGGTACTGCTGCTCCGAAGATGATTTGTAGGATTACGCCCACTGCTAAAAGTTTTACACCTAAGTCTAAAACGCTACTTAAAAAACCGCCTGCGACAGGAATCCTTTGTTCATTGCTTCCATATTTTTGTTCCTTTCACAAACTAATATTTATCCTAGTTTGAAAGGTATAAGACCGTTGTCTTATTGCTCAGTAAATGTATACTTATTGTGTAGTAAGTATGTATATGTTGGTCTCACTAGATAGATTTGAACTATCATCTATTCTTTAGGAGAGAATTGTTCTATCCATTGAACTATAGCGAGGAATTAATTGGTGCCATAAGCTGGACTCGAACCAGCAACACACGAATTTTCAGTCCGCTGCTCTACCATTGGAGCTACTATGGCATATAGGTTTTCAAGCAACCAACTATCCTTTCAGACTCATTGGGTTGTCTCGTGTAAGAGAGTTTATACTACCTTATAATCGTGTGCGGTGTCACACAGCCAACCCGAACTGTGCTAGATTATTTGGGACTCAATCTTATCGTCTAGCTTGAAATCTGGAGGAAGATAACGGAATCGAACCGTGCCCCATTTTTGGAGCGAACATCTTTCCAAGATGCTTAGTATCCAATACATCTATCTTCCATTGATTGGTGGTCAACCCATAGAGCCAGGCTCTACAATGCCGACCGTAACTTGGTACCCCGCCTCGGAGTCGAACCGAGAGAACTCTTCCTTTTGAGAGAAGCGACTTTGCCAGATTTGTCCAGCGGGGCGTAAATTTTATTGGTGCCCTAGGCGAGACTCGAACTCGCAGAACCCGGCTTCTTAGACCGGTACCTATACCAATTCGGTTACCAGGGCATATTCAACATCCCGTAGCCGGGATTCTGTTCTATCCTAACATTAATCTTTGCCACAACCCGAATCAATAGCGCAAGTGTTGCCTGACTCTGTTTGTGTTGCTTGTTATATCACGGTAGTTTAACGATTAGTTATTTGGTGGAACATTCGGGATTCGAACCCGTCTCAGGAACCTTTGTCACCCTTGCGGATCTAGCTTGATGATAAATCTCTGCTTGGCTTCTATCAACTTCCAGATAGATTTGAGCCGACCTACACCATGCCCCATCAAATAACTAATCTTCTACACGCACTTGCCACAAGTCCCGAACTTCCTCTGTTGCCAGCGTTAGGTCGGATGTTGAAATCTTGGGGTAACCAATGGGGAACGATCCCATTCTATCGCTTTCACAGAGCGAGGTGCTAAACCTTTACACTATGGTCACCATAACTAAATATCTTAATGTTTAAACCCAACTACGATTCTTTTTACAAACGTCATGCCAATCAATCAAAAGAATGGCTTCAATCTGACAGAAAAGAATTATATGAACTGAATTTAAAAACCAATTATGACTTATTAAAAAATAATAATTGGATTGATAACTCGTTTACATATAAATTTAATTCGCATGGCTTTCGTTGTGAAGAATTCACAAATGACCCAACCATCATGTTTCTAGGGTGTAGCTTTACTTGTGGTATAGGCTTACCTGTTGATAACATCTGGCCCGAACTAGTATCTAAAAAATTAAATATGCGTTGTGCCAACTTAGGCATTGGCGGAAGTTCTATAGATACAGCATTTAGATTATGTCACGGATGGATTGATATAATAAAACCACAGATTGTAATATTACTTGAGCCGCCCGGCGTAAGAGTGGAATTAGTATACAATGATACTATTGTAAATTTAAACACCGGGATAACTGTATTTGAAAATGGATTCATAGCGAGCAAAAATCTACAAAACCCAAATCATAATAACCATCAAACATTCATAAAAGAATGGAGTTTAGATGATAATAATGATTATTTTAATAAGATTAAAAATAAATTAGCAATAGAAAGTATATGCTCTGCTAGAAATATCAAATGTCTTTCAATTCCCTTTAAGGAAATATTTAAAAGAAAAGTTGACCTAGCTAGAGATTTATCTCATTACGGCATTAAAAGCAATCAATTGTTTGCTGATTATATATTAACTAAAATATAAATTGGTCTGTGCGGCAGGATTTGAACCTGCGATTTCTCACTTCCAAGGCGAGTAGATTAAACCAGACTTTCTCACGCACAGATAAACTTGGTGGGCTATCGAGGAGTCAAACCTCGCAACATCTCTATGTCAAAGAGACAGGATTTCCAATCACTCTAAAGCCTATTATTTGGTGGACACATGTGGGATTCGAACCCACGACATCCTACTTGCAAGGCAGGCGTTCTTCCAACTGAACTAATGGCCCATAAAAACTTGGTACCCAGTGTTGGTTACGATCCAACTACAACCGCCTTATCAAGACGGCACCTCACCATTCGGTCTACTGGGCAATAAATACTATTATGAAAACCTACAAGAATATTACTCCTGGAGGCTTAAACTTTCACCTATCATTAATTGATGGTGTTTGTTGTATGGTTGTATATGACAGATACTTTTGCGAGTATCAAATACAATATTTTACTAATATCAACAAAGCATTACGCTTTATCAATAATCTTTGATTGGTGGTAATAGTTGGACTCGAACCAACGATAGTCTGCGTATGAAGCAGGTGCATTAGCCACTATGCTATATTACCATATAGAAACATACTACCAAGAGTCCGATTCTTGTCAAGACGCATCAGCTTTGTGTTCTAGACCACGCTGCCTAACTTCGTCATAATATGTTTTTATATGGTGCTCCTTACTGGTAACGATCCAGTGTCTATACATTACCAATGTATTATAATACCTTTATACTAAAAGAGCAAATTGGTGCGCCCCGAGAGGTTCGAACTCCCGACCCCTGGCTTCGTAAACCAGTGCTCTAATCCGGCTGAGCTAGGGACGCCTTTAATTTTTTCATAACCCGATAATGAGTTCCGCTATCATTCAGTCCCAATGATAGTAATGCTTTACGAATACTTCCGTTATGCACTAGTAGCGCATCTATTTTTTCTTTATCGGAGTATTCGGTCTTTGTCTTTAAATTTTTAAAGACAGTTTTTTCTTTCTTTGGTCTACAACTATTGCACCAATGCTGTAAAGGAGTGTTTGTATCAGTCCCACATACGTTACATTTGTTTATTTTTTTAGGAGTTCTACCCTTGATCCAACCTTGAGGTTCTGTCCCGGGTAAATATTTTCCTGCTACTAAATTATCTAAATTATGATACCATAATTTTCCATAACTTCCATTATTTTTACCAGTGCGTTGACGACATATCTCAATATAGCGGCGTTTCAACCAACCATACATTTTGTTGTTTCTCCTAGCATATTTGCTACTAACAACCATCATTTGAGCAGCATAAATCAACTTTGGGGTATTATGTATTTTTACTAAAAGTAAATGTGCTGTATAATGCTCTTCAGGAGTTAATCTGACTAGGTTACTAGATGCATCAGTTCCTCCTATACATTTAGGAATAATATGATGAGTTTCGTAACTCTCAGTTAGTGTTCTATTTTTTGCGCGGGTGATAAGTGTATGATAGTGTTTTTCGTAGTTCATACACTTATTTATCTTTTTGCGAACAAAATTAATAAAGTTCGTAGCCTAGTACTCTATCCAACTGAGTTACGGTCGCATTATTTATAAATTTAATTGAAATTTTACGTAGTTTTTAAGAAACTCAGCAGTAAAACTACGCATTGAATTCCAATCTAAATCTTTTTTATATTTGTCAATGATGTCATCAATAGCGTAACCCGCTGATATTGGTTCGCCAAGTTGATAGCCTGCTGCTTTTTTATGTTCTCTTCCACTAACATTTAGCTGAAAAGACTTTAATGTAGCATCACGATAATCCCATGTATCATTTGTCCATCGTGTATTATCTATAGGGGATAAAAATTTATAGCCATGAGCAGCATAATTTTTATCAAATTCACTCGCCCATTTATTTGTATTATTTCTATAAATATGTAAAGCATGATACAACCAACTATGCATACCATTATCAATACACCATTGTTCTGTTTTGTCTAAATCATCAGGAGAGTCTCCGGTTAATCCTACAATAAACCCTAACTCAAATGTAATATCATTTTTCCAAATGCTTTTTAATTCTAACAAAAAATCTTTAGCATTTTTACCGTTCCAAGGCTTACCAATTGCCTTACTTGCTTCTAGCCCAAAACTTTCTATACCAAAAAATGTGCTACGTAGTCCGCTGTATTTTAATGATTCAATTTGTGTTCTAGTACTACCAATTATATCTAAACGATTGTAGCCAATCCATTCAAGTTTAAATGGCAATGTTTGTGCCATTTCTGCCAACTCATCAATTTTTTCAATACTTTCATTCATTGTATCATCAACAAAAAAGTATCGTGTGGTGCCAAATTTTTCAAAATTTGATATCAATTCTTCTTTAATTAAAGAAAAATCTCGTATATATGTCCCCTTTCGTTTACCTAATAGGGGATAATTACAAAAACCACACTTAAATTGACATCCTCTACCTAACTCTAACGGCAACACCTCATGAGGCTGTATACCTAACTTATCCATAAACCCATTGCCTTTTTTTGTAATATCAAAATTTGAACGTAAAATAATCTTATTTGATTTTTCATCAAGATATTTTAATAATGTATCTTCTGAATGATTGTAAAATTTAATCCAGCTAGCATCCCCTGTGTGGGCATGTGACCCACCTATAAGCCAATCTAATGCTGGATATTTGCTTCTTAGTCTGGCCCTTGTTAGTGTTACCCAGTTTGGCATGCCGTCTCGTGTGAGTTCCGGGCCCCAGTCCGGGCCCCTACGTAAACTAATTGATGTGGCTAATGGCGCATCATAAGCTATAGAAGTGTTGGCTATGCTTTCGTTAGGGTACCAAAATGTGCTACTGACGCCAATGGCTATTGTTGTACTATCAATATGTTTTTCAGTTAATGAAACCAAGTCATCAGTTGACAACAAACTACAAAAATCAATAACCTTTACTGTGTATCCAAATTGTGTTAACCAAACTGCTAACTGATGGGCACCGGCTGGCCGCAATGCTGCGTAATCTAAATTAAATGTATTCCAAAGTATTAAATTTGCCATATATATATTTATGTGACACTAACGAATGCTATACATAAACTTGGTACTCAGTACGGGAATCGAACCCGTCTTTACAACTTGAAAGGGTGTCGTCCTAACCGATAGACGAACCGAGTATAATAAAACAGGATAGCATTTTTTTCATTAACGTTGAAAGTTTTTGAGTTTGCTGTTGCTATCCTAAAACTGGTGCCCCATGACAGAATTGAACTGCCGTATCCTGATTACAAAACAGGCGTAATACCGTTATACGAAAAGGGCTAAAACTGGCGCCATGGACGAGAATCGAACTCGCATAGAACGGATAGACAATCCGGTGCATTACCAGTCTGCTACCATGGCATATATCTTCTCCCGACAGGACTTTCACCTGTAATATGTACAAACATCTATGTACCTTGCTTATGCAACTGAGACTGTTTAGCCCTCAGACTGACGAGAAATTTGGCTCCGTATCTGGGTAACGATCCCAGCTAGTCATTGATTAACAGTCAAGTCCGTGCACCATGCTCGGATTCTACGGAATAAATTTGGCAGGGGCACTAGGGATTGAACCTAGGCTAACAGAGTCAAAGTCTGTTGTGCTACCATTACACAATGCCCCAATAAATTTGTAACACACTATTTCTAATGTGTGTATTAAAGCACTCTACATGGGTGCGTACCCACGTGTCACCTTTCGGCTAGAGAATGCTTTAATACGCTACGATTTTTTGTCTCACAATAGAGACTCCATCCCGTAGGCCGCCCATTCGCCCATGTTTAAAGTGCAGGCTAGGATCTCGTTTCCTATAACACACTATCTTTCTAACTAATCCATACTATAACAGAGTATCCATTTACTGTCAAACTCTGTTATGTTGTTTTTATACAACACAAAAACAAAAACCCCTGAGTACTTTCGTATCCCAGGGGTTGAATAAATTTGTTATGATGTAACTTGTTATTCCGGTCCCCGGGCACCTCTTTGGTTATCATTGCCGCGAATACTTGTAGGATATGATACCGCAAAGGCCGCTAAGGTCTCTATAGACCATAGTCCCGTATGTTTCGGCATGTAACAAGTTTTATTCATCATAGTATTCTATTTAGTCCTGGTTTAAAATAACAGCAAATAACATATGTTTTTTACTGTTTATGTGTGTATTATATAGCAGTATTGATTAGAAGTCAACCTTCTATTTACCCAAAGATTTTAGATATATCATACCAAGCTAAATATGTATCTATGTATCATTGTTTACTATTTAATCTTCACAAGCCACACACCGATAATTCCTGGGCAAGAACATCAGGTATACATCGAATAGCAAATCACTTAAGAGAGCAAGGATGGGATGCTGAAGTTATTGACTTTGCTATAGCCTGGAGTTTTTCTCAATTAGAAGAATTAGCTAAATCTAGAATAACATCAAATACTAAATTTATTGGATTTTCACATATGTTTCAAATGGGGAAATCACTTAAGAATTGGCCGGCATCAATAGAAAAATTTTGTGCCTATATTAAACAAACTTATCCTGACATAGTTATAATAACCGGATCGCAACACAATCCCAATTTCATTTCAGACAAGGTTGATTATAGTGTAACTGGTTACGGGGAACATGCCCTAGATGCGCTACTGAAATATAAATTCAGCAATGGACCAAGGCCTAAATTCAATTTAATAAAAGGATTGGCCGGGCAAAAATTGATTCATGCTTTAGAAAGCTATCCGGCTCACCCAATGCGTGAACCTACATTAATTTATGAAGATAGAGATTTTATTTTCCCCGGTGAGTGGAGCACCATAGAGTTTAGTCGTGGATGTAAATTTTCTTGCTCTTTTTGTAATTTTCCTGTACTAGGAGTTAAAGGAGATTATACAAGGACTGCTGAAGGTTTTAGAAATCATATAATGACTAACTATGATAGATTTGGGATAGAAAATTATATGGTGTCTGACGAGACCTTTAATGATAGCACCGAGAAGATTACTAAGTTTGCAGATGTTGTTGAGACTTTACCTTGGAAACCATATTTTACGGGTTTTCTAAGAGCCGATTTGTTAGTAAGCCGACCTAAAGATAAAGAAGAATTATTGCGTATGGGGTTTTTGGGACATTTCTATGGAATAGAAAGTTTCAATCATGCTACCGGAAAGATAATAGGAAAAGGGATGGACCCAAGTAGGTTGCAACAAGGGTTAATTGATGTTAAAAAATACTTACTAGAGAACAGTAATAATACATATAGAGGGATGATTAGTATAATATATGGATTACCGTTAGAAACAAAAGAATCACTGTGTCAAACTGAAGAATGGCTTTTGGCAAACTGGAGAGACCAAAGCCTGATATCTTGGGGGCTTGATCTTACTGATAATGATATGGGTGCTAGTCATTCAAAACTTTCATTAAACTATTCAAAATACGGATACAAAAAAATAGAAGGACCTTATGATTTCAAAAGGTACACTCAATCATTTTATAGTACGCCGGGCAACGTAACTATCACAGAAGATGAAGATGGCGACAAGGATGATGTTATCAATTGGAAAAATGAAAACATGGATCTTTCATACGCAATGGATAAAGCAAGAATTATTAAAAACAAATTTCCATTAAATGGTGGATTTCAAATAGGAAATTTACTTATAAATAAAAATACTAATAAATCAGCAACTATAGAAGAACGACTTTCTATTACTAGTAATCAAGCCGGCTGGAATTATACTGATTTTACTAAATTTATATCTAATTACATTGACAAAAAACTAAGTTTGTAAAGTTGTTTCAATTTTAGTTCTAATTTTTTTAAGTTCATCATATATTTTTGAACCTAATTTTTCACTAGTAATTCTATGATGATGGAACGGGCCTGCTCCGTTTGGATGTAATGGATCCATCCAGATATCATGCTGATCCAATGTAACAAACGGTATTGTTGTTCTATAATGAGTTTTAAATCCTTTTGTTCCTAAGTTGGCTAATCTTCGTATATGCTTAATATCTGTTGGATCTACCATTATTTTAGTTGGCTTGTAAAAGGGGATCCAGTCGGTACGTGGCTGTAATGTAGGTAGTTTTACTATGTTTGTAGTGTCGGTGTAGGAGAATTCTGTCAACAATGTATCTACTAATATACATCTATCCCCAAATATAGCAATCAATTCTTTAGTAAACTGTTTGAACAAATCAATATTTTGCCCGATAACTTCGGCTTGGTCAAAACACCTGTGATGTTGCGTTTTAATTAATTCATCTGCTAACCAACTAAACGGCGAGTTTGAATTCTTTAACAACTTTATCATAGGAGGAACAATGGTGAATGCTTCATTACTAGTCACGTACTTTGTGTATAGTTCAGCACTAAAGTTACAAACTAATATATCGTTAGGGCCAGCGTTTTCCTGATAAAATTTGATATAGGGAAATTTTATAATTTCGTGGTATATCCAATAATGATCTACCAATGGTGGTTTATGTCTAATAGAATACATTGTATCAAATACACGATTAGCAATGGTATTTGGCGGGGTATACAGTGATAACAAGCTAGGAGAACGAATTGGTAATTTACCCTTGTTCAAATCTAAATCATAAGGTCTATCATTGTAGTAGTACTTGTCTATATCAAATTCACGTCGGATAGGTGATATGTCAACCGCGTCCCACACATCACATGAACCAAAAACAAAAATTTTAGACTTAGGGGGAATATTAGTAGGTAGTTCCATAGTAGAGTATTTATACAGCAATATTCAGTAGAATAAATAGCTTGAGGACATAATCAATGTATAAAGTTACTATAACACATACCAGAATAGACATATCTACTCCGTTCTTTTGGGAAACAGATTTAGCTAACCATGAAGAAATACATAATATTGTAACTGAAATTTGGAACGGTGCGGCGCAATTAATTCCCGCTGATCCGTTAGAAAGAAATTATTCATCGGACGGACTAGTATCTACTAGAATACAAATATTTGAAAGTATGGATGCGTACTATGATTGTAAAAAAATAATAAACACTCATTCAAAGTTACTCGGTTACTGGAAATTTAGAAATGATTATAATTATGAAAATAATATCTTCCGAAATATTATTGAGGAAAGTATGTAAGGTCAGCAATCTTTTCTTTACTGGCTTCTGATAACCGTTGTCTAGTAATATCTGTAACTGAACCAGTTAATTGTAGCATGGGTCTATCCCACCATCCCATATTACATGATGAGTGTGGCATGTTTTTCCAATCCCATGTAATACAATCTCCCGCTTTCCACTGAGACCATATAGCATTTCCTAATTGAAATACTTGACCAAGCTGCCAATCTGACAGCATAATCGCAAAGCGGCGAAACTCTAGTTCAGTTGACATGTTTAAGTTATCTAAATGTGTATGTATCATTTGGCCAGTTCGCTGATTATGAAACTTTAATGCGCTATTCTCCATACCTAGATATTCGTTTATTTTTCTAAACTCAGTAACATTTGTTGCTAACAACCTATCGAATATCATCTGATCGGGGTTGGCGCCTGCTCTTATTAAATCTTGTTGTTCAGCATTGAATTCGTACGGAGCGTCTGTTTTACTCATAACCTGAGTACTCCAAGAACTTGGCTTGGACAATGGTATACAATATTCAATTGCTTTAGTAAAATCTAAATTAAAGTTACATACAAATGTGTAACTATCGGTGCCGTGTTCAGGAGGGCGAGAAGTGTCAAAATGCCAACTGCTTCGTTGTTTAGTATAATCCCAACGGCTGTCTTTCCAGTTTGACCTAGACTTCCAATCATGTGAATCTACTATAAATGACATAAATTAAAGTTTATTAATACTATTTATAATACTTTTTAATGAATCTTCTCCTGCAGGGATGGGAACTGACCATTCATTTTTAAAATCACTCAACACTTCTGGATCTGTTAGATATTGTTTAGTTATTGTTTTCCAATAGTCAACTACTTCTAGTTTAGTGTTTTTGGGGAAAATAATACAATATCCACTAATGTCTATCCATTTATTGTATTTCTTACTCATTGCCGGTACGTTGTATTGTGCCAATCCCAATGTAGTTCCTAATACTTTTAACTTACCAGAGGCGATATGTTCTCTAACTGTAGCCACCGGTAACATTGCGGCATTAATATGATTACCTAGCAAATCATTGACAATTGGACTAGCACCTTTGTAGGGCACTAATATTTGTGAGTTCTTTGGATTTATATTACTTAATAATTGATCTATCTGTAATTTGTGAGCCGGCGTACCTATACCAAATGATAGTACTGCGTCACTTCTTAGCTGATTTACCAAATCATCAAAGTCATTAATATTAGTATTTTTGCTAACAACTATTACTTCATCATATCTTCTGGTAGCAGATACATAATCAAAATCAAGTTTGTTGTTTTTTACTACAAAGGCTAAAGCTGCTATACTAGTAAATCCAATAACTGTTCCATCTTTAGGAGCAGTATTTAAGTATTGACTTCCTATCAATGATTCAGCACCAACCTTATAATCAAATACTATATCAATATCAAAATTAGTTTTCACATATTTTTGATAATGTCGCATTGATTGATCCAATCCTCCTCCTGGAGGATAAGTTACAACTGCTGTTATGGATGGTGCTGCATTAACTAGTGCAGAGAGGAAAAATAGGGTTATAAAAAGTAAATGTCTCATGCTCTTATTTAATTACTCATCCAATGTTCTAAAATAAAATACACTGGACGACATAGTTTTAAATCCTGAAATGCCGTCTGATGAAGCTATTTTAAACTCATCAGTAATCATATCCGTTCTCAACTTGACATTATCTATATAGATATTTTTTACAGTTTCAAATTCTGAATTTTCAAAGAACCAAAACCACTTGTCTGTTCTATTTGCTTTTGTTGGTTTATCAGCTTGAAATCTGTTATCCCATGTATCATAGCAAACAGCCTTCGTAACATCATTTTGAAATTGATTAATCATTCCATTACTAGCTGTGTTATTACTTTTCCACAAATAGTTTCGTTTATCTTTATTGATGTTGTAATATTCACTTGCTTGATACGCCATCTCAAACGTAAGTAGGGGCATATCAGGTGCCCAATAAAAACATTCTGCGTTCTCTGGATCTAGTACCCCTGGCACAACGGGAGATATAGCTAAATCTGAAAAGAACATTCCAACTCTATTGTTATCACCCAACGCTAACAACGGTTTATCTATACCATATATGTGACCAGTTGTTATACTTTTATCTGCTAATACAAGGTCGCTGTCACTAATGCTTGCTGTTTGTAGCATTGCGCCCGAACGTATATGTTCTATCTTATCAAACAATGATTCAATATCAATTGATTCAACTTTGCCGACAAAATCCTTTATAGTAATTTTAATATTAGGGTGTACTCTACTAACCCAATCCAAGGTAGGTTTAACTGAGTAGTCCCATTCGCTCCAGTAATTCAACGCTGACCGATCAACATTGTTTGGAGAGTATAGATTACCATCCATTAATACTTTGGGCCATTTAACACATATCTCATCAAGTTTGATGTTGTTATTTAAAAATGTCATAAGGATGTTATGACTATCTGCGCCGCCCGAATAATTTAAAATCAAGTATTGATAACTATCTCTTAGTTGTTGGGCACGTTCTTTATACAACATAGATAAAGGAACTTTACCTAATAGTGTTTTGTCAAACTTTTCCCATATTTGATCATGGTAAACAAACTTAACTTTTAAGTTATTTTTGGATGCGTGTAGCATAGCATCGAATTTACGATTGAAAACAGTATCTCCTGCTTTCCATTGTCCATATTTTTTATACATGTTATAGTAAGTTTATAAAGCTATTTTTAGTTAATGATTCTTTTACGGTTTCAAAATCAGGCCATTTGTCAAATTTTGTTTGGATTATTATCCTAGGATTAGTTCCATTGCATTTAAAGCTATGGTACACATCGGTGTTTACAATATACACATCACCCTCGGAATTATGTATTTCTTCAATGTATTCTACGCTTTCAAAGTCAGCAATGTCAATGTTTCTGGACTGAGCCTCGCCGTCATTTTTTGCTACTACATTACCCATAGCGTTAATTGTATCCTCATCATACCATCGTACCCAATCATTTGAGTTACAACTAATAGCGATATTCAACGCTGCCTTACAATGCATTCCATCTTTGTGAATTCTCATTCCGGTACCGGGTGCTACCACAAATGCTTTTTGTATTGGTCTAGCTTTTTCTGGCCACCATTGAATTTTCAAGTCAGTATTGGTAAAAATTTTCAGAAATTCCTTGTGTAAGTAATCGTCAAAATGAACCCATTGATAGCTATCATTTATATGCCTTACATTTGGACTATCTTTTTGATTTCGTTGTAAGATTTCATTTTTAAAGAAAGAAACAATATCAGCGGGTAGTTTTCCTAAAAAATGATAATTATTGCTCATAAGGGAACCAATCTAATGAACTATTTAGTAATTTATAAATTCTTGCTAAAAAATGATAAATAATGATAAATAGTATTAAAGGAATGCGCTATGGATGATATACAAAAAGAGGTTGTAAGACTGAACAAGCTAATTGTAGGGAACGTCAAAACACAGACAGTAGAGGTTCCCACTCAAGTAACCTATGAACGAATGACAAAATGGCCAGAAATAAACGCACCCATTCAGACAATATTACATATACAAGGAACATTGGGTTATAACAACTTTGTAGTGGATGATGCTGTGTATAGCGAACTAATTGGATTGAACAACAAATTAATTAGACAATTTAACAAAGCACTAGAAACAGTGACTGTTGAAGAATTATATCAACCAGAATATCCTTCCATGAAAGAAGGAATTGATCTTTTAACTGAGTTGCGTGAATACTTTGTTGCTAATAATTTAATAACATCATACGCCGAGTAAAAGTTGTATAAGCATACGATAATACACACTAGACCAACAACAGAGGTCCCGTTCTTTTGGGAAGTTGAACATTTAGGCATGCCAAGGCATGAGGCTATAAATAAAAAAATAAAAGAGATTTGGGGTAGTGATGTTGAGCATTTAGAAAGAATTTATTCAGAGGACAGATTGACAGCCACAACAACACATGTTTGTGCTAGTAAAGAGTTGTATTATCAACACAAAAAAACTATGAATGCTATAATATGTGAGTTGGGGTGGTGGGAATTTAGGAACAAATATAATAAGGATAGAAGCATAATTCGACAAATAGTTGAAGAAGATTTATCATAAATAGTTAAAAGGAAATAGAAAATGTACAAAGTAACAGTAGTAAATACTCGCCCTAATGCGGATATCCCGTTCATTTGGGAAACTGATTTAATAGATTATCCGGCAATAAATGATGCGCTACATGCAGGATTTGGTGATGACGTAACATTTGAAGCAAAGGTATATTCTGATGATAGACTAGTAGCTACACAGACCTTTTTATCACCTAGCGTAGAAATTTATTATCAAGCAAAGGGTAGAGTAGCAGTTGATAAGTTATTGATTAACTTTTGGATTGTAAGAGATAACTATAACTTTGATAACAACATATTTCGTCAATCCACTGAAGAAGAAATCTAAACAAAGTTAAAAGTTAAACGTTTTAATACACGTCCAAATCCATTAGCAGTACTTGAATCAACTACTGCTGTCCTTTTGTGTACATTGAACCAGTTATCATACACAATAATATCCCCTTCTTCCCAATGATGATCATACAACGTATTGTTCTTACTTTCTATTAAATCATACACTTCATTAATAAATTCAGAAGTTTGCTCCCCGTCCAATTGGATTCCGCGTTGTTCAATGTGATGTATCCAAGCAAATGTCTTGGGAGTTCTAAACATACAATTAACAGTGGGAGATTGTTTGAATGTTTTGGGATTAGTTTTTAAAAATGGCAAGCGTTCAAGTCTAGTATTTGGTCTATACATATCATGCATCCAAACCCAACACTCGCTATAGCGGGCACGTTCTTCTTCGTTAAATAAATCCCAGCCCAATTCTAAATTCAACCACGAGGTGATTCCCGACCCGTCATTTGTATTGTTGTACATATACAATAGTCTACCGGGATAACTAGTTGGGCCGATGTGTGCCATGTCAGCATGATAATCCATATGACGAGCACCAAAGAAGTTATTATTACTCTTAAAGTGACTAACTGGTTTATCAGTTGTTCTATCTGCTAATGTCCTGTCAAACCCGTTGCTAACTTCAGGTCTACTATAATCGTCTTGGCCCCACACTCTACCAAATTTTTGACCCAAATCATAAAATTCATTATCGTTGAGTTTTTTACCTAATCCTCTTATAAGAATTAGATTCCTGGATAAAACAAGTTGTTGCCACCACTCAGGTGATTGACACATAGCTTCATCGTGGGTTATTCTTACTGTGGTTCCCCATTCAGGATATATAGGTAATAGTTCCATTAATTTTTCAAGAAAGGCAAAAAGAGTTTACAAGGATCATATTCCCACCACTTGCCACTTATGCTTGAGCCAAAGTCAAAAGACTTGGGATCGTAATGATGATTGTTGTGCCAACCTTGACCCCATGCTAAGTAGGCTAAAAGTATGTTGTTATGTGAGTTGTCTTTTGTTTCAAAATTCCTATAGCCAATTTTTAACTTCATATGACCAACTACATTAATCAAGTTTTCTTGTGCTAAACAAATAGCGGTTACTAAAAAGAAGCCGGTAAGAGCAAGTTTCCAACTGAATATAGCAACTAATAAAGGAACTCCCCACAATATACGTTGCTGATATTTATGAAACCAAATATGATTTGGCTTACGCATCAAGTCTACGGCATACTTAGGATTTACCATTGGGTTTTCTTCCGTCATATGACTAAACCAACCAGCAAACGCATGCCATATTCCATGTAACGGACTATGTAAATCTCGTTCGGTGTCTGCGTGTGAGTGGTGATACCCTCGATGTATAGCAGTCCAAAAGATACTACTTCCCTGTCCCGCAAATACTGCCAAGAACAATATTATATTTTCTTTCCAAGTAGGTAGAGTGTGTGTTTTATGACTAATAACTCTATGATAGCCTACAGCGATGCCCAGCCCGCCAACTAGCACCCACATAATGAATGTCGCTATCAGATAGTATGCTGGAATAATTCCCGCAATTAGCAACCCAATCGTTATCAAACCTAAAAGGGTCATGGGTACAAAGCTAAACCAAAAGGCTCGTGAAATATTTTTTAACATAATTATCCAATCATATAATTTTATTTATCTGATAAACTTACAACATATTGTTTTGTGTAATTGATAATCTTTGGGCCAATTGGTTTGAATTTTCTATATATGTCAGGCCAATCATTGAACAATCCACCCCGTTTCCCCTGGTCTACTCGTTCAAACCATTTGTACATACCCAAATTGTATTCATTAAACGAAATCCATACATTTTTATAATGAGTAACTTCTTCTAAAGCAGCAGGCAATATATGCGTAGCAATATAGTATTTCACTCTATGTTTTGGTAAAATATACATTCGGGTTAGCATCAATGCGGTGTCAGGCTCTAATTGATATTCATTCCAGCCGGCACTACATACGTAAGTTCCATCTTCTTCAATTACGTAATACTTACCTTTCCCTTCTTGGTATCTTCCATTTGCTAATATATGAAACAAGTTGCCCGGGTCATCGGCATGATCCGGATGATAATTTAGAATATTGGATTCTGTGTCAACCGTAGACAGGCCATGCTTAAGTAAATCAATTACGTAAGTATTGGACAAATCATGTATTGTGTGCAAAGTTATCATTAATTCCTCTATGTTCCTGTTTTAACAAATAGCACCTAACTATAGAATCAAATTCTGATAGATTCCTATTGAATAATAATTCCCAATAATTTGTAAAATTACATTTAGTTTTGCTTGGTACAAATATTTCATCTACGAAAAAATATCTATCATTAATATAGCTATTCCAAACTGAGTTTTGAGTGCGTAATACATAAAACTTTAATCTATTATTGTATTCGTTTTGTTTAATTATTTCTGCTAGTATATTCTCATCAAAATTATGAGAGGTTATGTACCAAGACAAATCCTCATCACTTTCATAATATGACATAAATGATTTTAATTCGTCATTTTCTAACAACCCATACGAATGAAAATTATTTAGGTCGCTCAAATAGGTGCTGGAAAAGATTTCATAGTGCGCCGCATTGTCAAATAACTTCTTGACCAATGGTTTATGAGACGGTAATAGTTTAATTATCATTATGCAATTGCCTTTTTAATTCATCTATATATAAACCATCTAAACTATGTTCCAATCTTTTCACATGACTATTTTGTAACTTACGATAAGCCTCTAAGTTCATTCCCATTAAATGTTCATATCCATGCGTCTTTGTCTTTTTTAATAAGTTTGGCATTAACTTGTTTAATACTTGATTTTTCGTACTTATACTTGATAACTTATAGGGTATCTTGTTATTAATCAAATCTTGTATAATTGGTTCATCTAAGTAGTACGCTATCATTTCTGGAGTATACGAAAACCATTCATTTACTAATGGTATATTATATTTTAAACCAAATCGCATGGCACTCGCATCTTCGTTTTCTCTAAAACAATAATACCATTTAAAATTCATTTGTCGTAATAACATTTCTCCGCCCATTATAGCCGGTGCTTGTAGTTTCAAAATAGTACAATACACAGTAAGATATGCCAATTGTCTACAATGTATATCAGCAGCAAACTCATATGCCTGACCGCTTTTATAGAAGTCAACTACATCAAAATCAATTACTTCTAACACAAGATCCAGTTCTGTTGATATACGCTCCGCTAGAAGTAAATCACTAAGATTATAATCGTTTGCAAACTTAATGAACACGATTCTAGGTTTAACCCCGATATGAGTAAACGCACGTAATACAATTTCACTATCAGTTCCACCACTAAACAATACTACTAAATCTTTACCAAACTCTTTATAGATTAAGTCGGCGGTGCGATATTGTTCTTGTAGCCAACTACTAGTTTTATAGTAATCAGTATCTATATTACCCACTTTTACTTTAAATTTATCGTAACAAGTTTGTCTATATCCATACTGAGTATCATTTATAGAATAGCGTAAATGATTGTTGTGGGTAAAATTCATATGTTATTATTTATTTAATAAATAGTTGATGACTACAAAAACAACATGGTATCACAAACGGGCCAATCTTGATCCGGAATTAGTATCTCGTATAACAAAAGAATTACAAGACGCAATTCCAATAATATATCCAGAATTTGCCTTAAACAAATATTTGACTAGAGGAAATTTCCACGACAAAATAGACCATGATTTATTCAAAGAATTGTTACCTTCAATGGCAGTGGCATTGAAACAAATAGGCATTTATGATATGTGGCAACGAACTGGGCTAGTATCTGCTACTTCGTATCAACCTGTAAAAATACACCGCGATGATATTGAAGGTAGTATTAATCCAAAAACAATCGCTTTAAATTTTCCAATATATAATTGTGAAGAATCTATCACTTCGTTTTACGAAATAAAAGAAGGCGTAGAAATCATAGAGACACAAGAACGTGAAATCTCTAGTGGAAAACCCTGGACTAAGATAGCGGACTCGTGTTTGGAAGAAGTAGATTCTGTAATAATATCTGAACCAACATGGTTAAGAGTTAATAAATATCACGGTGTAAAATTAAAGTTAGAGAAAACAACTAGGATAGCAGCATCTTTACGCTTTAAGCCTGAGCCACTAGATTATGTAAATTCATTGTGAATCTAATTTGGCTTGTATTACATCTTTTATATAATTAGTAATACAAATTTTGTTATTATTTTTATCAAATGCCCACATCCAGATATCTGCCGGACGCAAATCATTTGCTAAACAATACTCTAGTTGATATTTTTTTGCGTGTTCGGTAATGTATGTAGCCTTAAAGTTGGGCAATATAACTTTAGCTGCTTCTACCGCAAAAGTATTGAAGTAACTAAATCTATACATCGTACTAATGGGTCTAGTTAAAGTTTCTGCTAGATTATCACCAAACACTATTCCAGCCCTAAGTCCCGCTAGTTTAAAGTTTTTACTTAAACTAAATGCCACTGCGTCAAACACCGTATTACTAGTATCTAATGTATCAAGCGTGGTCCCATAAAACGCACAGTCTAAAAATATCTTAGTATTAACGTTTTTACAATGTGATATCAATGAGTTGAACCACGGTGTTATTCCACCTTCATGATTTGGTTGACTAACTATAACATAGCTATTAGGTTTGATACTTGAAATCTCTTCAGGTGTTATAAACTTATAATTATACGGTCTTAATATTATATTATAAAACGCATAATCTGAAGTGAATGCGTAAAAAGTATCTACTTTTTTGTTTCTATATGCTACTTGATTAACCAAAGCATCGTGTATACCATTTGCGATAGCCCAATCGTTTTTATTTTCACATCCGGAAAATGGTTTTATCCAGTCAACCCACAACTGTCTATACTCTTTTATATCTTCGTCATCACCTTTGTTTTTTATTTTCATCTCACTGAGTTTATTTAAAACTTGGGTGGGACAAAAGCTATATACATGCGGCATGTTAACTAACTACTCCACCAACTAGATGTAGTCTTGGTATTGAAGAACAATTCATTGCTGTATGAATTTCTCTAGTGTCAGCCCAATAAACCGACCCTACTTCCATGTGCTGTATAATACCTTGTTTAAAAACAAGATAGCAATCATCATTGGTTATTATTGGTACGTGAATTCTAGGTGAAGTGTCTCTGTGCATACTATAGCAACTATTAGGGCCCATCCACATAAACCTAGTGCGAATCAATTTATATTTGTTAATTATTTCTTCAAATATTGTTCCCGCAAATAACGGATTCAATTCACAATAGCTTTTTTCTGAGCCGTTCTGTTTTCCAGTAGACCCTATCCACATATCATCGCCTAGTCGATATTGTAATCCAGATTGTTTTTTTGATGCGACTTCCAACCAAGTAATATCTTTTTCAAGATTTTTATACTGTGATAGAACTATCTCACTATCGATTGTATCAATTAGTTTTATCATAGATCAAAATACCAAATAGTAGATTCATAGTCCACGGTTCGAGTAGTTTTTACCCGTTGATTTAGTACGGTTTGTAAATATTTAATATTCATGTACACATCAGGAAAGCGATTTAAATCGTTCATGTTAAAATCGTGTCCCACTAATCTGCCACCGGGTTTAATTTTAGGTAACCAATAATCTAACCATACCTTGTCAGATGGATTTGTGTGAGCTGCATCTAAAAACAAAAAGTCAATTGGTTCATCCCAATCAGGAATATCAGATGGCTTGACTGCTCTTATAGTGGTAATATTTGTACATTCTTTTGTATTTTTTAAAAACTCATCAAGTGAACATTTAGTTCCTATATCAGGCAACCCATTATAATTAGTATCTACTGCTGCTAATCTAAGTTTTGACTTGTGGACCGCGACGGATCTAGTAAATTCCCAATTATTCCAAGCGTCCATGCAGTATAATTTACCCAACGGTATACTATGACTTATTTCCCAACTACTCCGACCTAAGAATGATCCTATTTCTACTCCCACGCAACTTGCTGTATTGTATTTAGAGAACAATTCTCGCAAAACCCCACATTCATGGTGCGACATAAAACCCGGTATATTATTCATAATATTATTTAGTACCTATAATCATGTATCTAGTAAAGCTAAACTCAGTATATGAAAAATCTTTAGTTCCGGTATAATTATACTCACTTAAGGGATAGTAATTTATAAAACTTTCAAGCGAATCAGTATGAACAGTATGCTCATCGTCATGTATCATATTGTTTCCTTGTATAATTACTCTCATCCCAGAAGGAAGATTATTAAACCAATCCATAGTCTCAAAATGTTCTGAGGCAGTATTGATAATTAAATCACAAGTTCCTTTTAAAGGGACGATAGGTTTAGAACAATCTTCAGTAAATGCTCCAAATCTTTTTTGAAATTTCCATGCTTCGTTAATCATATTAGCAATATCTTTGCAGTTAGGATCCAAATCAAAACTTTCAATTTGATTAACTTTAAACTTACCTCGACTTAATAATAAAAATGCGGTTATAGCATACCACCCAGCATATATATGAGTGGTATCACTATACCAATTTAAATTTTCTAATTCTTCGCATAGCCAAATTTTACTTTCAACTTGACTATGCGTGAAGGCATCATTGTTGAATGCTATCATAAATTAGTAAATTAAATAGCTATTTTACCAATACTGTTAACTATGGAAGCAATTTTTGCGATGCTGCTTACTTCGGTGAAGGTCATGCCTTCTTTCATAACCAACTCATCAGCATAAAATTTAATACTACGATTACATTTACCTACTATACTTGCTGCTAAAGCATACATATAGAATTTCTTTTTCGAAACACCAAATGTACTATTGATACTAGTAAAAGCATCATCTTCAATATCATGTATTTCAGCAAAGGTGTACCAAGTATTATTTCTACCCATCAACGCTGCTGCTGCTTTGGTTGCTTCACGTTCAGCATCATGCATAAATAATGGACTATTCATTTCTATTTCGAATGCCAATCCGCCATTGCTTGCCGCGATAGCTGCTGAGTAAGCGCACCCATGTGCATCAACTTTTTCTAATCCGTGATTTGCCATGATATCCAAAAGATTATTTTTGATATCTTCGGCATGTTCCGGGATACTTTCTTTAACAGACTCTAACCAGTTGCCGTTAACAGTTATTGGGTTTGGCATCATAGTGTCATTTCCTCATAATCTTCTTTACCACAGCCGCACTCAGGGCATACATGGTCGTCAGGAAGTTGTTCCCATTTACCTTCAATTGTTTCATCGTGGACATGGCCACATATTACACAAACGTGTTCCATTATAGTTCTCCTAATTTTTGTTGATATGCTGCTGCGTGACGTTGTTCAACCTTTTGTAACGCCGCAAAACGTTTTTGTGCTTTAGCTAACACTGCCTTAAATTGTTCAGCATGTTCTTTGCTTTCTTCAATTTGATGTTGTGCTTCTTTGTAGGCAAAATCATTACCTTCATTGACCGCAGCAGTTGCCATTCTTGGATACATTGTAGTGAATTCATATGTTTCACCTTCAATGGCTTTTTCTAAACATTCTTTAGTTGATGGCTTACCAATCAACAATTCCAAGTGACCCCAAGCGTGTAGTAGTTCTTGATCCGCAGTATGCTCAAAATGTTTAGCAATATTTTCATGCCCCTCTTCACGGGCAATCTTTGCGAAATAACGATATTTAATATGTGCTTGACTTTCTCCTGCCAAAGCACTTTCTAAGTTTTTAATTGTAATAGACATGATTTCTCCTTGTGTGTAAAAGTCTCTATGAGTATACTCTACTCGTAGATATTTATCTACACATTTGGGTCAATCTTCTTTTTACGCAATTTTATTTGCTCTCTATACCATGCCTTTGAAGCAGCACGATCTTGTTTTTCTTGATTTTCGTGTTCTTCTGTTTTTTTATTGCGTATATGTTTAATGGTAAAGAATATACCAATCACAATCAATAGTAGAAGTAACTCCACATTAATCTTCTTTTATATACAACCCATTGCTGCGTTTATCTCTGGGGTGATCTATATCTTGGTCAAACTTTCGTTCTTTGAGTGTTTTTTCACCGAATAATTTTTCACTATGACATATTAAACATTTTGGATTACCACAATCTAATGCGTGATGTTTTGCCAATCGGTGTGGTTCTTTAATAAATTTTGTATGACCCATATGCCCCATTTCTTTAACAATTTTCAATTGTTTATGGATGGCATTGTCATCCTTAAGCAAGCGTCTGCTGTGCTTAAGTTTATCAGCTTCCGTACTCATTTTAGTGCTTCTTTCTGTAATCTTCTACTGCGGCTTTGATGGCGTCTTCGGCAAGGATGGAGCAATGTATTTTAACTGGGGGGAGGGCGAGATGTTCGGCGATGGTAGAGTTTTTGAGGGTTGCAGCTTCATCCAATGTTTTACCCTTGACCCACTCTGTGACAAGACTTGAACTAGCAATTGCCGACCCGCACCCATATGTCTTAAATTTTGCATCTGATATTATTCCTGTAACAGGGTCTACTTTGATTTGCAGTTTCATTACGTCACCGCATGCTGGGGCACCGACCATTCCCGTACCCACATCTTCATCTTCTTTACCAAAACTACCTACATTACGTGGATTTTCGTAGTGGTCAACAACTTGTTGTGAGTATGCCATTATTTAGCCTCTTTACTTATCATTAATAAAACTTTTGCTTGTATGTTTTTAGCAAATTGTGGTTGAGGGAAGTTCCATCCGACGAATGCCCCTAAAAATAAATATAACAAAGTTTCTAACATAATATGTCTCCTGTACAGTATTTAGTCAGTTGAATTATCTTCTAAGACGTTCCAGCCTAATTTGAACAAATCTTCACGGATTTCATCAGTAACTACACTTTCACTAACATATGCTTTAGCTTCAAAAAACTCTTGTCTTTGATGGTCGTCCATATTCTGAAATACTTCCTCATTCATTGGTTCATCACTCTGTATACCAGTACAGTACCAATCCATGTAGTCACCTTGTTCACGCATATCAGCAATTATTGCCCCAGCATGTCTCCAACTAGCACCCCATTTTTTACCACTTAGTATAGGCCATACATCATTTCTTTGAAACTCATTATTACAAATTGCTGCGTATAGGTGTTGAGCATATACATTATCACTTTTAGCTTTCTCTATAATCCACTCAGTTGAACGCAAGTCATACTCTAAGTTATCTTTGCGCCACTCTGGGTCTTGTGACCTTAATTTATCCTGAATATCATAATCTTCGTAATGCTCTATCATAGCAACAGCATCTTCATCCAATGGATCTTCTGCTAATTTTTCTCTATACATTTTAGTACTAAACTCATTTCTTGTCGGGCTTCTGTTCATTCTTCACCTTCTGCTTGCTATAGAAAATATGATTACCAATACGTGCTACTTGTTTATAGGGCCACAATGGATCTATTGTATTTGCATGAAAGAATAGTGCTGACTTGGGGACAACATTCTTGTACATATCAAAGACCATAACTTCATACGCAACTCTCATTGCTTGTTTGAATTTTGGATTTGATTTGTTAGGATCACTTTTATCTTCGCAAACCCAACTAAACTGACATACTACGTTTTCGTTGATTAATGTTTTCTGATAGATAACTTTACAAGGTGTTTCAGCGAACCCATGATTAACACGATTCAATACAACTCTAGCGATTGCTGCTTGTCCGGGCATTGCTTCTGCCCCTGCTTCATAATAAATATTTCTTGCCATACATGCTATTTGCTTCATATCAATCTTCTTTAGAGTGATAGTGGGCATATCAATAGCAATTTGTGTTGGCGAAGGAACAGCCATGATAGATAAAAACATCATGGACATTATTATTAACTTATTTTTTAATGATAATAACATAATTTCCTTTCACTGTAGTATACTACAGTTTTGTTGAATAACCAAAAGATTTGGTTATTGTACCCAGCAATCACAATTACAAGTGATAACTTGTTCAATTGCTTGAGCAACTGATAGTGATGCCGGTAGTAATGAGCCCGATGTATATATCGGATTCAATGCTGGTGGTATTAATTGAGTATACGGAGAGCCAGCTAAACTTCCCGGCACAATTGGGCCGCCGCCTTGACTACCTTCACCTCCACCTGCGCCTGGGCCAGCAAAGAAGGGTGTAGCATCTGGTATTGATACTTGACTTATACCTTCTGTTCCTATACCTATATCAGGACTTGGTACAGGCAACCCATCTATTGTTCCTATTCCCAATACTGCTGCCACACTTGAGTTTGGGGCTCCTAATATTTGTGGTTCTATTTTTGTAGCAGGTGGATTTGTTACAGCCGTATTCGGATCAGCAACAGTAACTAAGAAGTTTTCAGTAGCAGGTTCATAATATCCTGCAGGAGCAACATTAAACGGGAACGCAGGAGCAGAGTTTGCTACTGTGCCGTTTGCTGTTAATTCCGTTGCTTCTGCTGCTGATAATGAGTCGGGTATATTATCATCTAATAGTATACCGGCTTCAATTAATCTTGCTTGATTTCTTTCAGAACGCATCATACCAACAATACTTTCTCCTGCAACTTTTGTTAAATCAGAGATAGCTTCTAAAGTTTGAGCCGCCATGTTTGGTTGTGTTTGTTTAGAATATACTGGAACTGAATCAGTAAAACTATATATCATAATCGGATACTGAAATAAATCTTCTCTATCAACTTCTGCTGGAGGAACATTAGGAGGTGGAATTTTTGTTAGTCCTAGGTTTCTAGCTTTTTGCTCAATAGTTAATTGTGTTCCTAAGTTATCCCACATGTCATTTAATTCCATTGACTGGCCAGGATGAGTTGTTTCAATTATTGCTATTTGAGCATTAGCCGCATCTATATATGCTTGAACTACAGTATCTAAATCTGGTGTCAACGCAGGAGGGGCTTGGATAGTTACATTCAATGTAGCAGGTGGAGGGGGCGGAGTGGCACTCGCACCTGAACCATACGATACACTTATACCTGGATCTCCCAACAACCCACTAAGTACTTTGCCAAATGTAGTAGATCCATTATTTACTACTGGTTTAGTATCAATTGTAAGTATTAAAGTAGCACCTGATCCACCATCTATTGTAGCAGTTGGGGTAGCAGCACCATCTCTTCCATATCCACCGCCACCATTAAATGATGCTATTCCTTGAATAGATTGTATTGTATAAAAATAATTATAGTTACCAAATCCGTCGGGTATGGCTGAAGTTGAATAACCCGGGGTAACAGTTGCTGTTGCTTGTTCCCAAGTAAGTGCCAAATAAAGATTTTGATAGATAGTTGATAGAGCCGTGGTTTGTAAACCTATAATTGCAGGTTGTATATCTTTCCATGGATAGGGCAATCCAGACATACATCCAAAAAAGTCTGAATATGTATATGTACCATATGGACCGCTACCCAATGCTATCAATGCTAATGCTGCTTTTGCTTCAGTAGTATCAGTAGGAACATTAGTGCCGTTAACTAAGTTTAATCCTGCAGTAGTTTCTAAACTTGCTACTACTTGAGCAAATTTTTCAATCTCAAGTTTACGTACATTTTTAATTTGTTGCATCGTTGCGCTAAAAGCACCGGCTGCTGCTGCTATATCACTAGGCAATATATTTTCAAGATAGGATCCAAATCCTTCTGGCAATATTTGTAAATTAACTTGTTCTGCAGCAGTTGTAGGGAATTGACTATTAAGAGCATTAACTACACTACTTGCTCCAGTTGAAGTAGTACTAGCAGATGGGGCCAGCACCGTTCCTACTTGATTTGAATTAACTTGAACACCAAGTGAAGAACTACTCAACCCGCCTCCTCCGCCTCCACCACCGCCGCCATACGCATCACCTGCTAGGCCTGCTACGTCACCAAAATTCTGTATGATGGTCATTATCTTATCCTCTAAACGTTCTAGTCTCTGAGACCGGGGCTGATGCACCAGTAACTCCGCCTTCAAGGCGGCCCACAGCATATGAACTCATATTACTATTAAGATAACGTTCAGTTTTATCTGGTGTAGTAGGCATAGGAGCAGGCGGTGGTCTTGGTGGAACGGCAGGTGGTAATGGTGGAATAGTTGTCCCGACTGATGCTACTATTTCAGGAGCAGATAAAGCAGAATTAAGTCCACCGTTAGTAGTTGAGGTAGAAAATATAGGATAATATGTTTTGCTATTAGTTGGACCCGGCACTGCGTTATATATAGGTACTGTCAATGACAAATAACTTTGCGGGAACATCTTTTTGACATCAAGTAAATCTGCTAGACTAGTTAATCCCACAGTATTACAATTTAAACTAACTAATATAGCTGCTAAATCAACACCGCCAATTAATAAAAATGCTGCGTATGTTTTTTGTTGCTGTTCTGTTGTAACGTTGATATTACTTGAAATATTGTCAATTTCATTAGTTGTTAATCCTGCTGCCAACAATGCTACTGATAATGAGGGAGTTAAAGCATTATACTTTTTAAGAGTTACTAATAGATTAGAAGGAAATCCAAATGTCCAAATAGTAGATAAATCTAATGCCTTACCTAAATTAATTAAATCTCTTCCAAACACCCCTGTTGCTAAACTTACATTAGTCACATCAGCAGTAGTTAAATCATTCATATTACTATAGGTACCTTCTAAGAAACCTATTGAATTCTGCGCTGCCATAATTGATTTGTTTGAATAATCAATAAATGAACTTGCCGCAATAAATGACCCACAAAAATCAGTATACATCCCATTAAATGATAATGTATCATTGTAATTGAATTCATTATATCCTTGCCATGGGAACAATCTTATATATCCCCAACTAGCAGTTTCTCCTGTGTAGCCAGTACCATCAATTTGTCCGGGGCCGCCCCAAAAAGGACTACCTGTATATGTATAAGTAGGCGGAGGACTATTGCCTAAAGCAGGTATCGTACTACTACCTATTGTTGTAATATTAGCATATGTTTCATCACTTACATTACCGTATGATAAATTAATAGAATGAGTAATCCAATATAAACAACTATTATTTACCACAGTGCCAGTGGTATAGTCGGTAGAATTAGTGCTAGAACCCACATACCCGGCGGTAGGATTATTAATCCAAAAGCCTTTGCCTTGGACTAACCCACTCATTACATTTACACCTAAAGGGCTTTGTTTTCCTGTATCACTCATGGTACAAATATATCAGGACTACCTTGAACGATACTGTGACCGCAAGTGTTTCCTGAACCTATTCTTAATACGGGACTTCCTTCTGCTATTACAGTTGGACTTCCATCTGTTGTAGTTGGAGCATCGTGTGGAGGGTGCGGTTTGCCCCATGGGGCATGTGATGTAATACTACTCACATGTAGCCCCACTTCAATTCCATTGGCAATGACCGTCTTGGCGCCACGAATAATCGTTCCACCTGCTTGATTTGCGTCACCCTTCCTACTCAATGCTGCCATTCATTATCCCATTACAATTTTTTTATCTGGTAATTTAATACCAGTAGTTGCTTCAATATACTTATCCTTGATGTTATCATCAGTATTAGCATAAAAAGCAATCGCACTAGTATTTAGCGTTACATTTCCGCGTTGTTCTGCGGTAAACATGCTAGGAATCATCTGCATACCCTGTTGACTAGGCGCAATGCTCACTGGCTCTGTAATAGTGATATTAGTTTGACCTATTTCTAAAACTTTGGCAATCATTTCTTCGCCGCTGTTTAATTTGAATGTATATACTTTTCCTGTTTCCATTAGACACTTTCTGTTAATTTTTGTTTGAGTTCTGTAAACCCACCCACAAGTTCTCCGTCTAGGAAAATTTGTGGAACTGTACGGGCATTTGGTACTGCCTCTAATAATTCTTCTTTCGTGTAACCGTCACCGATTTTCTTTTCTTCAAACTGTATTCCCTTACTTGTTAACAATGCTTTCGCTTGGTCACAATAAGGGCAGTGGTACTTACTCCATACTATTGCTTTCATATTATTTCCTTTTATAAACTTGGTAGTTGGTCGTAATCAAGTTGTTCACTCATTACACCCAATACGTAATTGGTGGATTCATTCTCTTGTAGTGCTGTCTGCTTCTTGCTTGTATCACTATGTTTGTTGAACCATGGTATAGGAGTACTTTTTGGGCTGTTGCCCTGATACTTAATACCAATCTCTTTCAATGCTCCTACCGCTGTGTAATCAACAAAGTCTTTTAACACATTAGCATTCAACCCAATGACTGGACCTTTGTTAAACAAATAATCTGCCCAGGCTTTTTCTTCACGTATAACATCAGCATATAACTGATAGACTTCACTTTCACATTCTTGCTTAATGGCTGCAAAACGACTATCCTCTTTAATGACTTGATTAATAAGATAAGCAGTCCAGCCTTTATGTAGAAGTTCATCTTGGAGAATTAAACTGATAATGTTACCATTACCAATAAAGATTTTGTTCTCAACCATTGCTAAACTTGTAGCAAATGATACCATAAAGCGGAATGCTTCCAGTGCGTAACTGGCATGTAATGCCATCCAAATTGCTTTAACATGCGATTCTTCTGTAACAGATTTTGGACTGATCTCTTTAAAGCAATTTAATTGATGTAGTTTTTCATAGTAGTTACCAACACTACTAGCCATATTAATTATTTCTTGTGTGTCATGTATAGTATTGAATACTTCTTTGGGCACATTATAGATGTTACGAATGATGTGACTATAACTCTTGCTATGAATGTTAGTTTCAAAGAAACTCCAGTTATATATCAATGCTTCTAGTTCTGGTAATGATACAACAGGAGTGAATACTTGACTTGGTGCTCGTCCTTGTAAACTATCTAATGCTGTTTGTCTTAATAAGTTACTAGTAAAGATATGTTTAACGGCATCACTAGCTTCTTTAAAGTCATTCGCATCTTTAGTTAAACTGATTTCTTCTGGTTGCCAAAAGAAACCACGTGCTGTTTCTTCAAACTTAGCAATCTTTGGATACTTAACTTCCTCAAAACGTTGAATAGTAACTGGACCGGCTGGGTCTAGAAACATCTTACGACTTAAGTAATCTGTCTTTGTATGTAGGTTATATTGTGCTTGTGACATTTATTTTCTCTTTAAAGTTTACAGGATTCGCAGTCGGATTCGTCATCAAAATTTATTGGCTCTAACATCGGCGGTGCGATTTCAGCATCAGCTTTGCTACCCTGTTTATTCACGAGGCTATAATAGAAAGTCTTAAGGCCCCACATATGTGCCTGCATCAAGTTCTTTGCTATCAATGTAGTTGGAACTTTACGGTCAGCATAATGAGCAGGGTTATAGAATGTGTTTGTGCTGATACTCTGGTCAATGTATGCTGCTAATACTGCTGCTGTCTTTAAGTAACCATCACAATCTTTTTGTTCCCACATCAATTGATACTTGTTCTTTAATTTATGATACTCTGGAACAACTTGAGTGAAACTACCTGCTTTACTTTCTTTCACACTAATCAAACTCATTGGCATCTCAATGCCATTTGTGCTGTTTATAACTACACTACTTGATTCTACAGGAGCGATAGCCATTTGTGTAGCATTGCGGACACCGTGTTCTTTCATGTTTGTGCGTAGTGTTTCCCAATCTAATTCTGGGTGAAAGTCTGTTAATTGATTAACACCGTTGGCTCTTAGTTCCCAAGGGAAGATGCCTTGACCATATCGTGTCTTATCACTACCTTCACACTTGCCGCGTTCTTTAGCAAGTTCTACTGACGCTTCTGTTAGATAGTATGCTAGATGTTCTGCCCAGATTTTAACTTCAGCCAATGCGTCTTTCTCGCCATACTTCAAGCTACGCTTTGCATGCCAGTATGCTAAGTTAGTGACACCAATGCCTAGTGGACGAATCTCATCGTTGCTTAGTTTAGACTGGATGGAAAGAAAGTCCTGGTAATCCAGTATATTGTTAAGACTCCGATGTAGAATGCGACAAGCGCGGCGCATATCTTCGGGATTACGGAAGGCTCCCCAATTGATACTTCCGAGAGTACAGAGTGCGATACGTCCTTCCTTATCGTCAAGTCTCTTAAATGATTTCGTTGGTAAAAGTATTTCACAGCATAAATTACTCTGGTAAATTGTATGATACTCTGGATCAAATGGACCCTGCTTCATAACATTATCAATGAATACTAGATAGATTCTACCTGTGTCTGTTCGTTCTTTTAGTATTCCGCTTTTGAATACCTCTTCGGCATTCATTGTCTTTTTGCGTAGGTCTTTACGCTTTTCGTATTTAGTATATAATTCTTCAAATAGTTCAGTATTGCAATAGAATGCTTCATATAAGTCAGGTACTTCGTTGGGATCAAAGAATGTTATGTTCTCTTTGTTCTTAAATCTACGCCAGAAGAAAGCACTAAGTACTACGCCATAATCCATGTGTCTTACTCTAGTTTCTTCTGTACCTTGATTGTTCTTAAGAACAATAAGGTCATCAAACTGATGATGCCATATAGGGTAAAAGACAGTGGCGGAAGCGTTGCGAATGCCACCTTGACTACAACTTCTCAAGTCACCGAACCATTTCTTTAAGAACGGAATCATACCAGTGTGCATGATTTCACCACCGCGAATAGGTGATCCTAGTGGGCGTAGTCTACCAATTTCTAAACCAATGCCAGCACGTTTGCTAGCATACTTTGCCATCATCTCTCCTGAAGCAAAGATACTGTCCAAATCATCGTCACTGCGAATAAGCACACAACTACTAAATTGCTTAGTTGGAGTTCCCAAGCCAGCAAGCACAGGGGTAGCCAATGTAAAAAGACCATCACTAGCAGCATTATAGTATTCTTTGATGTATTTGATTCTTGCTGAGTTTGGTTCTTCACTGTGAAAAACGGTAGCTGCCGCAACCATGTAACGAATTTGAGGTGTTTCATATATTTCTTTTGTTGAACGATTCTTTACTAGATACTTTTCAATCAATTGTTCAATGGCGGCATAACTATATGTCTCGTCCTTAGAATGATCTATTAAATCATTCATCTTGTTCCAATCTTCTTCACTATACCATTCTAGTAATTCACTTGTATATAATCCAGTTGCTACATTCTTTTTAACAATATCGTAGAGATGTGGAACTTCATATTGACCATATACATCTTTACGCAACATACTCATGCGTTGCTTACCAGCTACATATTGATAGTTGGTATGTCCAACATCACTGTTGCTTTCTACATCAATCAAATCAACGATTGCTCTAAGTGTTATACTATCTATTTGACTTGTAGTGATGCCATCATAAAAGTGTAATTGAGATTTAATCTCAATCATACTTGGACTTACATCTGCTATTCCGTTACATACTTTTGCTACTTGTGCTTGCCACTTCTCCAACATTAACGGCTCTTTTTTACCATTACGCTTTAAGACATTTATAATCATTCTACACCTATTATATTTTTTTATTTATTTTAGTCATATCTATGTGACTAGCCATTGTGAAATCGTTTAGACTATTACTTATGACCGTATTAGGGTAGTAATTACATATATATTTTGCGCTATCGACCATGACTAAGGCACATTCTTCACTATTATCGTCTATTGCTAGGCAAAAGTCAATGTCTTTGATGCCCACTA